AAAAAGAAATTATGGACATTAAAGAACAAATCTTAGTAGCTCTAGGTCTTAACAAAGAAGAAACAATTAAGTTAGAGTGGCAAGCAAAATCAGAAGATGGAACAATCTTTGTTTCTACTGCTGAAGAATTAGAATCAGGTGTGGATATTTCAGTATTAACTGAAGACGGAACTACAATTTTATTACCTGTTGGAACTTACAAGACTGACACAGGCGTATCTTTTAGAGTTGAGGAAGAAGGTATTGTTGCTGAGGTTATCGAGTCAGAAACTGAAGAAGTAGATACAGTTGAAGAAGAAGATTTAGCTGAAGAAGTAAAAGAAGAAGAATTAGCTGAAGAAGATGAAAAAGAAGACTATGATGAAGAAGCTGATGTTGCTGATTGGAAAGGAATGGAAAAAAGAATTGAAAACTTAGAAATTGCTGTAGCTAAACTTAAAGAAGCTAAGGTTGGAGGTGATGATGATGTTGAAGAAATGTCTGAAGAAACAGTTGAACCTTCTACAAACCCTAAGTCTATCAAAACTACAGAAGTAGTTGAATTTTCAGCAGAAGATGAATTAACTAAGTTAAAAGAAGAAAACGAAAAACTAAAGACTGAGTTAGCAGCACAACCTGCTTCAGCTCCTTTAGATGTAAACAAGTTCAGTTCAGATAGAAAGCCAATGGCTAGAGCAGAATACAACAAACTATCAAAAAGAGAGAAATTTTTACACGATTTAAACAAATAATATTAATTAAAAAAAAACAAAAAACATGGCTTTTACAACAACAAGCAACTTTGCAGGTAAGGCAGCAGGATTTTACATTTCGGCAGCACTTAAGCAAGCAAACTCTTTAGACTACTTAACTCTTATTGAGAACATTAAGTATAAGTCTAATGTACAAAAAATGGCAGGAACAGGAGCTTTAGTAGTTGACGCAACTTGCGACTTTACTGACTCAGGTACTTTAGCACTTACAGAAAGAGTGTTAGAACCTCGTAACCTACAGATTAACCTTGACTTATGCAAGTCAACTCTCCTTGATTCATGGGAAGCGTTACAAATGAGAGCAGGAGCAGGAGCACCACCACCTGCATCTTTTGATGACTATGTAATTTCTTACATGGGTGAAATCATTGCACAACAAACAGAAGAAAGTATTTGGAATGGAGCAGGAGCAACAGGAGACTTCCAAGGTTTCATGAATACTAATGGTTACTTAATGCCAACAGGAGCTAATGCTGATGCAACAGTTACACAAGATGCAGCTTCAGGAGCTTACACAGCGGCTAACATTATCGCTAACTTACAGGGATTAACTGAAAGTATGGCAACTAACATTTCTGCAGTATTGAGAAAAGATGACTTACACATTTACATGAGTCCTAAAACTTACGCTTTATATATTTCAGCAGTATCTACTTTAGGATATGTTAACGCTTACAACATGAACGGAGACTATGCACCTGTATTTGAAGGGTACAAAATCGCTGTTTGTAACGGAATGTTAGACAACCAATTAATTGCAGCTGAGAAATCTAACTTATTCTTTGGAACTGACTTACTTTCAGATGCGACTAGAATTACTTTGATGGACATGGCTGCTTTGGACGGTTCTGACAATATGAGATTAGTTGCTCGTTACTCAGCAGGAGTTCAGTCAGGAGTTGGAGCTGATATCGTAAGACAATCATAATAAAATAAATTTACGGAAGTGGGTGCTTAGGCACTCACTCCCTTAACCTAAAAAAAACAAAACAATGGCTTGTACAGCACTAACAAAAGGTAGGGGACTTGACTGTAATAGAATTTCAGGCGGAATTAAAAATATTTATTTCGGAGTTTACGACCAATTCACAGCACCACTTACAACAGTAGGAATAGTTCAAGCAAATGGAGAAATTTCAGATATTGAAATGGCTACATCAACAGGGCTATACAGATACACTACACCACTAGGCGTAGCTAGTCTTTCAGAAACAATTACAGGAAGTAAAGAAAACGGAACTGTTTTTATGACTCCAAGTGTAACTGTAATTCTTAACAGACTAACAAAAGAAGACCAAAATCAAATTAAATTATTATCTCAGACGAAACTTGTTATTTTCTGTGAATTAAACGCAACTTTAGCAAACGGACATAATGTAATTGTAGGACTAGGAGTAACAAACGGAATGGAACTTAATGCAGGTACTATGGATAGTGGTGCTGCTTTCGGAGACAGGAACGGTTACACTCTTACATTTGACGGAATGGAGCCAATTCCTTTCCCAATGGTAGCAGATTACACAACTAATCCTTTTGACAATGCAGCGTTTACTAATGTATCAATTACAACATCTTAATTAGTTTTCTTATATATTCTTGATTGAGGGGTGCTAACGCACTCCTTTTTCTTTTTAAAGCAAATAAATTCATAGTTTTTCTATTATATAACAGACAAACTAACTATGATACAAGCAATAACAGAAACAGGGTTAAGTATATATATACAAACTGAGGATAATCGTATAGATACTTCTGTAGCTTCTACTCAAATAAGGCACTTAGTGAAATTCACTAACGACTTAGATAAGTCTGTTAATTACGCTTATGGCGTTACTGAAGCAATTAAAGACAGGTTCACTAAAATTGATTTTTTTTACGCAACTACAGCTGATATTTATACAGGTAGAATAAAACTATTTCCTGCAGGATATTGGAAATATGAAATCTATGAAGTTAGTTGGATAGGAACAGTAACAGTTAGTTCAGGAAATGCACCTGCAACTGAAGATGATGTTTTAACACCTGTAGCTGATACTAAGGGAGTAGTTCAGGGATTAGTTACAAAAGGCAAAATGAACTTATCAGAAAAAGACGGAACTCAGCAAGTTCAATACACTCAGAGGGAAGAACCGAGTGGAACTAATTATATATATTACGGACAATAAAATAAAAAAAAATGGCAATAGAAAATGTACAACAATTATTAACTGAGCAACTAGGAAAACATAGATGTGATGTTATAACTACAACAGCAATGACAAGTAAAGACTATTATGCAATTCACTTTGTTACAGAAAGTGTGATAGCTTCAATAGCTGCGTCTAATATACAAACAGGTACAGGTTCAGCAGCAGCAAGTCTTCATACGACTATTCCTGCAGGAACAACTTTATTTCTTCAATGTACGGCTATCACTTTGACTAGTGGGTTAGCTATTTGTTATTACGAGGAAGTTATATAATGAAAATTCTCAAACTAGGACAAATGCTAGGGGGTTCTAATGCACCTAGCGAAGGTTTTTCAAATTTATATTCATTAAACTTTGATGGTGTTGATGATTATTTAAACTTGGGAGATAGTAATGACTTCTCATTTGGGGATGGAGCAACAGACAGCCCTTTTAGTGTATCAATGTGGGTTAAATTAAATGCTACAGCAACACAAGCTTTTTTTGTAAAAGGAACTTCTAGTGATAAAGAATATCAAATCCTTTCAGGTGCTAATCAAAAATTAAGAATTAGATTATATGATGACAGTACAGGAGCTCATATCCAAACACAAGTAGATGCTTTACTTACTACAGGAAGTTGGAATCATTATGTTTTTACTTATGATGGTAGTAGCGATAAGTCAGGACTAAAGATTTATGTAAATGCTTCTTTAGTGGCACAAACCACTAATAATTCAGGTTCATATACAGCAATGGAAAATACAACTGCTGAATTAAGAGTTGCTTCTTCTGAACAGAACTCATTTTATTTGAATGGAGATATAGATGAAGTTGCTTTATTTGACATTGAATTGTCATCATCTCAAATAACAGACATTTACAATAGTGGAACACCAACAGACTTAACATCACACGCAGGATTGGAAGGATATTGGAGAAATGGAGATACAGCAGGGACTTCAGTTTACCCTACAATAGAAGATTATAGCTCAAATAGTAATGATGGAACTATGACAAATATGGTTAGTGGAGATATTACAACAGAAGTACCTTAAAAGATAATAAAATGATATATGTAATTTATGATATGGCAAATGTAGCAACTATTGATTTTTCTGAAGTAGAAGAAACAAGTCAAGATACATTAAGATTATCTTTAAACGGAACAAAAACAGTTTTAAAATTTATAGGCGAAACTCCTAATTTTTTAGTAGGTTTACAACAATATAACCATCAAGAGATTTTAGTTGTTATGAAGTCTGCGGAATGGACTAAAGAGGATTAAATATGAAAGATACAATATTAAGCATTAATTTAGAAACTTCAACTGCACCAATAGTACAGGAAGTAAGAGGTCGTGATTACATAGAGTACGGAACGGAAGATTGGAAGAACCTATATCCTCAGTTCTTAATTGACTTGTACTACAATTCTAGTACACACGCTGCAATCGTTAATCAGACTTCCGAAATGATAGCAGGAGAAGATTTAGTAGCTGAAGAAAATGATATTAATTTAGAAGCTTATGTAAAATTAAAGAAGTTTCTAAGACACGCTAATTCAAATGAAAGTTTACACCAAGTAATAAAGAAAGTTGCTTTTGATTTTAAACTTCAAGGAGCTTATGCTTTACATATTGTATGGAATAGAGATAGAACAGAAATAAATTCTGTTTTTCACGTACCTGTAGAGCGTGTAAGGGCAGGAAGACCTAATGAGATGGGCAAGGTTGATACTTTCTTTATAAGTGCTGATTGGGGAAACACTAGGACTAATAAACCTTATCCTATTGCTGCTTTTAATGTAAACGATAGAACTTCAGGAAGTCAGTTAATTTACTCAGGTGCTTACAGTCCTAATATGGACATCTACCATACACCTGATTACATAGCAGGTTGCAATTGGGCTTTAGTTGACCAAAAGGTTGCTGAGTTTCATTTGAACAATATAGAGAATGGATTTGCAGGCTCGTATTTCGTGAGTTTCGCAAATGGAATTCCAACTCAAGAAGAAAGAAGACAGATAGAACAAAGCTTAGTAGATAAATTTACAGGAGCTTCTAACTCAGGGAAGTTTGTATTAACATTCTCAGACGATAAAACTAGAGTACCTGAAATAACTCCTATTAGTGTTTCTGACGCAGACAAACAATACTTAGCTTTACAAGAGCTTTTAGTTTCTAATATTTGTGCAGCACACAGAATTACATCTAAGACCTTAATGGGTATTGATACTGCTAATGGTTTTTCTAGTAATGCTGACGAACTTATAAACGCTGCTAATTTCTATCAAAATACAGTAGTAAGAGGATTTCAATTAAATATCTTAAACACTTTACAAACTATATTCTCAGTAAACAATATGGACTTGCCTGTTGAGTTTGTACAATTAAAACCTATTACAGTTCAATTTGATTCTAAGACTATTAGAGAAGTTATGACGATTGACGAAATAAGAGCTGATTTAGGACTTGAACCTTTAGGAGATGAAGATACAGTAGAACAAGATGTAAAGCTATCTAAAGCAGGAATGATAGATGGACAGCCTGTTTTTACTACAATAGAAGAAGCTGAAGCACACGCTAAGGTAGTAGGTTGTGAAGGGTACCACGAACACGATTTAGAAGGGCAAACAGTTTACATGGCTTGTAAAGACCATTCTGAAGCTACTGACTTAAAGAAATGTGATTGTAAAAAATCAGATAATGACTTTACTGAATTAGAAAGTTTTATAGCTGACTTTGGAGAGGATATTCCTGAAGATTGGGAAATAGTAGATGAAGAAAATGCAAATGATGAACACGAAGATTTTGACTTTGAAGCAGAACTTAACAATATTGCTAATGGTAAAACAGAGTTAGCATCTACAGGAACAGCTAGACCTAATTCAAGAAGTGCACAAGATGGTGTAAATAAATCTTATAACGACTATTACAAGGTAAGATATATGTACACTAAAGACAATGCTCTTAGTCAAGAAGGTGAAACAAGAGAGTTTTGTAAATTAATGATGTCGTCTAAAAAAGTTTACAGAAAGGAAGATTTATTAGCTTTAACAAATAAACCTGTAAATAAAGGTTGGGGGCCTAAAGGAAGAAGTGCAACCTACTCAATTTGGCTATATAAAGGAGGTGGTAACTGCCACCATTACTTCAAAAGAATTGTTTACAAGACATCACTAAGAAATGCTAAGTCTAATATTAAAAGCAGTCAAATTATATCAGATGTAAAAGCTATTAGTGAAGGATTTACTTTAAGAAGAAATAGTGGACTAGTAGCAAAAGCACCAAAGAGAATGAAGAATAACGGATTTTTAAAACCTAGATAATTATGGCGTATGTATTATTTATATCAGAAGCAAAACTAAAGGACTCTACAGCAATCAACTTAAATGTTGATGTTGAGCTATTACTTCCTTATGTAAGGCAAGCACAGAAGCTTTATGTAGAAACTAAGCTAGGAACTGACCTTACGCAAAAACTAAAAGACTTAATTACAGCAGGCACAATAGCTGATGGAGGTAATAAAGCATACAAAACTTTAGTTGATGACTACATTGGTGACATGCTCCCTAATTGGGCTTTTTATCACGCTATTCCGTTCCTAAGATTTAAGATAGAAAACGGCAACATCTATTCTAAGACTTCAGAAACAGGAAACGCTTTAAGCACAGAAGAAGCTCAACATCTTAGAGAAGAAGTAAGAAACACAGCTGAGTATTACACGGAAAGACTAATTGACTATGTAACTAATAACACAGGTAGCTTTCCTGAATACAGCACCAACTCAGGAGCTAATGTAAATCCTGACCAAAATGCGTACTATAACTCAATGAACTTAGAAAGACCAATGAGACAGGGAACTAAACTTACATTGAGAAACTTTTTAAACGCTTCTGACTTATAATGAAGAAACACTATAAACCAAAAACTAAAAATGTTACTAAGCTAAAGACTTACTTAGATAAAAAAACAAAAAACAATGACAGAAGCAAAAGACACTCTACAAGTAGGGTTAGCTAACGCATCAGCAATAGGGTTCAGCATAACAGACTGCAACGAAATACTAACGCTAGTTTCACTTACACTAGCAATTAGTTTTACTATATATAAATTCATTCAATTTGAAAAGACTAAATAGATGGCTCGTAAAGTTATTACAAGCTCTTATAAGAGTGTTAGAAAGAAGCGTAAGGGAGTACACTCCAAAAACGCAAGTAAAGGTCAGAACGGCTACAAAACCGTCTATCGAGGACAAGGGCGTTAATCTTTTAATCATTAGAGATACTTTTACAAAAGAAAGCACTATTGGTAAATTGTTTATCAATGGAGAAAGCTTCTGTGATACCTTAGAAAATCCTTTTCTAGATAATCAAAGAAACATAAGCTGTATTCCTGAAGGACAATACAAAGTAAGACTTAGACTAGCTAGAGAGTCAGCTTCAAGAGATTACTTACACTTATTAGTACAAGATGTACCAAATAGAGATTGGATATTGTTTCACAGAGGAAATACAGCTAAAGATACAAGCGGTTGTATTCTAGTAGGGAATGGTCGTGAACAAGACGCTGTTAATAACTCAAGGTTAGCTATGGATTTAGTAATCAAAGAAATACTTAATTTAGGCGGCGAAAACATTAATTTAATAATCAAAAATAAATAATCATGAAAAATTACATTATCACAAAACTTCTTACTTCTAAGAAGGTATGGCTAGGAATTTCATCTATTGTTATTCCTTTAATTGCAAACTTCTTAGGTGCGGATGAAGAAGCTGTTTCAAAGATTTGGTGGAGTTTACTAGCAATGCTAGGAGGACAATCATTTGCAGATTTTGGAAAAGAAAGCAAATAATAGATACAGATTAAAGCCACACGAAATTGTGGCATTAGAAAAAATGCGAGAAGCCGAGACTAGAAATGTTCTAGTTATCGGTGACTTGCATGAACCGTTCTGTTTAGATGGCTACTTAGACTTCTGCATAGAACAATACTATACTTATAATTGCACAGAGGTAGTGTTTATAGGTGATGTAATAGACAATCACTACTCTAGTTACCATGAGGCATCAGCAGACGGAATGGGCGGCTTAGATGAGCTTGAATTAGCTATTAAGAAAATAGGTAGATGGAGAGACGCTTTTCCTATGGCAACAGTAATTATTGGAAACCACGATAGGATTATAATGCGTAAAGCTCAGACTTCCTCAATACCTTCTAAATGGATTAAGTCTTTTAAAGAAGTTTTAGAAACTCCTGATTGGAACTTTGTAGAACGATACGAAACAGATGGAGTACAATATATACATGGAGAAGGAGGAACAGCTAGAACCAAATGTCGTGCTGATATGATGAATACAGTACAAGGACATCTTCATACCCAATGTTATACAGAACACTATGTAGGAAAGAAGTTCAGAGTTTATGGAACTCAAGTCGGTTGTGGTATAGACCACAAATCTTATGCAATGGCTTATGCTAAATATGGTAAAAGACCTGCTGTTGGCTGTGCAGTTGTACTAAATAACGGTCAAACTCCACTCAATTTGTTAATGCCTTTGTAATGAAGGAAAACCAATCAATCAAGATATTTTTAATGTATATGCTTATAATTTTAGTTATTTTATTGCTGAATTTATAACCCCCTTTAGTCTTTTTAGGTACTTTCACATCTTTTTAATGGTAATATACTAGACAGCACTTAAAGTTGCTTATCTAGTAAAAACACTATTAACACTTAAATTGTTAATAACTTTGGTAACAATTGTGTTAAGAACTAATTTCTTTTTATATCTTTGTACCATCAAAATTAAATTAATTAAATAATCAAGAAATGGAAAATTTTAAAGTTGTAAACAAAAACACAGGAGCTACTTACTTCCTAAATGAAAAAGAATATGAAACATTCTTCTTAAGAAACAAGATGTACAAAGATGGAGAGTTTAAGTATGACATCTACAATCTAACTGAAGCTAAAACAAGAAGAACAAATAAGATGTTAGATGTAGTTGCTCACTTATGTATAATAGGTGCTTCAATTTTAGGTACTTTACTTTACATTCAAAAC